AATCTGTAACGCTTCGAGGCTATTCGATCGGCGAAGTTATTGTTACGCCGTTAAGCACCTTTGGTGTTTTTGGAATAATAAGCGCTATAGGCCAAGGCGTAGACAGCAGTATTAGCGGAAGCCATGCAGATTTTGGTATAATACAGGGTAGAGGCCAAGGCGTTATCGGCATAATTAGACAAACTGGGCAAGGAACAGAGGGCGACTTATGAGCATCAAAGTTGGTGAAGTTGGGAAGATATTTAGATACGCGACTGGCTTTGACTTGTCCGGAAATACTAGTCTTACGCTAAAATTATCAGCCCCCGCTGGTGGTACTTCTTCGGTTGTTGCTGCAACAGCCCCTGCTGTAATAGCAGAAGATCCAGATTTAGGCACTCTGGCGGCCTCTACTTATATGCAGTTTACGACAGACGGCACCGAGTTTGATATTTCTGGGGTCTGGAAGGTTTGCGGAGAATACAACGACGCAACACCGAAGAAATATTACGGTGATGACGCGGCATTTACAGTCGGCAGGGCTTGCTAATGGCTTCACTAAATAAGAACGAATATGGACAGGTATTAAGGGCAGATATCGGCGAAGACGTTTCAGCAGCAACTGGTTACACGTTTATATTGCAGCCTAAAGCCGGAATACCAACAAACAGCAAAGCAACAAGAGCTTATGCGGATGGGTCTATAGTTAGAACAGGATTAGACGTGACTCTAGGGACTTCAAGCATTACAGTTAACGGCGAGACATATAACGCTAATGAGTACGTAGAATACACGACAAAAGAGAATGATTTGTCCATAGCGGGTGTTTGGCGCATTAAAGGAGAAGCGACTATGAGCGCGACAAGCAAGATTATTGGTGATTATAAGCTTATTACGGTGCTTGAATAATGCCATCATCACCCCCCGAGCATAAGCCCACGCGAGAAAGCAAAGAGATTGTTTTAACGCACGCATATCTGGGAACAAACCAAGAAGATATATTAGCGATCCTTCGCATAGATCCAAAAACGCTTCGAAAATGGTACAGAGAAGAGCTAGACCACGGGCTGGCGATGGTAAACGCAGAGATCACAGGGCTTTTGGTCGGAAAGGCGCGAGAGGGTGACGCTGCCTCTATATTCTTTTGGCTAAAAACAAGGGCAGGATTTAAAGAGACAAGAAAAAGCGAGCTTGAGCACACCGGGCCAGATGGCGGGCCGATCAAAACACAAAGCATAACTTTTTACCTGTTGGGCTAATGACCAGTAACGTCTGTATAAAATACGTTGACAAACTACATCCTGTTTTCACTAAACAGAAACGGGTTAAAATCATTGTAGGCGGACGAGCGTCAACCAAATCGACAGGGGTCGCTGACTATGTAGCGGCTAATCTAAGCAACGGACAGTTATGGTGCTGCGCTCGGGAGCATCAAAACTCAATAGAAGAATCTGTGCATCGTACTATATTAGACGAGATAGAAAGACTAGGAATAACAGGATTTACTGACACAAAAACAAGCATAGAACACGAAGAAACAGGTGGTCGGTGCTTCTATCGTGGGCTATCAAGAAATATCACTTCCTTAAAATCTACGCTATCAGGTATTGATGGGCTGTGGATCGAGGAGGGTGAAGATCTATCAGATAATACGCTGAGAGTATTAACAGCCTCTGTGCGATTGAACGCAACAGACACCGAGCGCGCAATTTCTGGTGAAGATGTAAACATGCCAGAAATAATTATAACAATGAATAGAGGAACCAGGGCTGGAGCGGTGGCTAAGAAATTTCTAGCTAGGGCTGAAAAAGACTTAGAGCGATGCGGATATTATGAAGATGATTATCTTATGGTTGTACAGCTTAACTACACTGACATGCCGGTTAAGTGGTTCACGCTATCAGGGCTAGAAGAAGAAAGGCTCGACGATAAAGAGAAGCTCTCCAGCGCCGAGTATGAACACAAATGGCTAGGCAAGTATCTTGAGACGGTTGAAGGCGCGATTATAAAGCCAGAGTGGTTCGATGCGTGCTTAGATGCTCATAAGATTGACAACTTGCAAGGGTTGTTTAAGCCGCACGGAGCAAAGGTTGCGGCGCATGACCCGTCAGACACTGGCCGTGACTCTAAAGGCTATGTTATGAGGCATGGATCTATAATTACTCACGTAGCAGAAAAGACAGACGGTGAGATTGATGACGGCTGCGTGTGGGCTATGGATTTAGCTAGAAAGCAAGGTGCAGACTGGTTTATCTGGGACGGCGACGGAATGGGCACTGGCCTAAAAAGTCAGGTATCATCGGAGTTAGATAGCACAAAAACGCAGTACCACATGTTCAAAGGCTCACTATCCGGTCAAGGACAAGACAACGGCAAAGAGATTTACATGCCGATTGATAACGAAAATAGATCAACACAAAAAACCTATGCAGAAACATTTAGAAACAATAGATCGCGTTATTACTACGACCTGGCTGATAGAATGTACAATACATACAGAGTAGTAAAAAAAGGCGAGTTTATTGATCCTGATAAGCTTATAAGCTTTGATTCAGAGGGAATAGAGCACTTAGACGCACTTAAATCAGAGCTGTGCAGGATACCAAGAAAAAAGGGAATTAACGGATTAAAGCAATTAATGAACAAAGACGAAATGAAAGCGCACGGCATAGAATCACCCAACCTAGCGGATCCTGTCATGATGTCTCTTTCTCGTTTGCCAGAAGAAAAAGCGGCAGAAATACTTAATTTTACTTCGGAATGGTAGCCATGAGCGAAGACAAGAACGAAAAAATTCACACGTTAGCAATCAAACGCTTTGAGATAATCGAGACAGCAGAGCGAGAGCAGCGCCGCCTGATGGTTGAGGATATGCGTTTTGCTCACGCAGAAAATGGGCAGTGGGATGAAGACTCAATCGAGAAGCGAAAGAGCCGGCCACGCTTTACTATTAACCGCATTGCCGGCGCGCTAGACCAGCTTACAGGCGATCAGCGGCAAACACGCAATAGTATCAAGGTACGCCCAGTTTCAGGTGATGCAGACGAGGACAAAGCCGACATATTTAACGGGCTAATCCGTAATATTGAGTCACAATCTAAGGCTTCTAACGCCTACGATTCCGCATATGATGAACAAATAGGCGGCGGCATGGGCGGCTGGCGAGTTATTACCCAGTTCAATGACGATGATATGTTTGTGCAGGATGTTCGCATAGAGCCTATCTTGTCTGCTGCTACCTCTTTATGGTTCGACTTATCTGCCAAAAATATGATAGATCAGATGCCAAGCATGCGTTTTAACGACTGATATGCAGAAAGAAGAGTTTGAAGATATGTTCCCTGATTCAGCGGACATAAACTGGTATCAAACACAGTACAATCAAAGCTGGTGCAACAAAGACGCCAATACGGTTAAGGTCGCTGAATACTGGATTAAAACGCCTGTGGCGCGCACTGTGGCTTTGCTGTCTGACGGGCGCGTGATCGACAAAGAAGACGAAGACGCGGCGCTAGACGAGCTGGCACTGGGCGGCATAACCATCGTCAAAGAGCGAAAAGTACAGAGCCATAAAGTTGAAATGTACCTAATGAGCGGCGCGGAAGTGTTAAAAGGCCCAATGGTCTGGGCTGGCAAGCACATCCCGTTAGTGCCTGTGTTTGGTAAAATGGTCAGCATTGAGGGCAAATGGTACATTCGCGGATTGGTTCGTAACGCGAAAGACCCGCAGCGCGTGTATAATTATGCGACTAGCACAGCTGTAGAAACGTCCGCGCTATCGCCAAAAGACCCAATATGGGCAACTCCGGCGCAAATGAAAGGCTTTGAGCAGGCTTACAGAACGTTCAACACTAGTAACAGCCCTTTCATGCCGTACAATTCCGATCCAATGGCGCCGGGTATTCCACAAAGAACGGGAGCGCCCAGCGTTCAAGGTGCGTTACTCCAGCAGATTCAGCAGGCCGCGACTGATATACATAGCACAACAGGACTGGAGCCAGCCTCATTGGGTAACAGTCCTGAGATGCGCTCAGGCAAAGCAATTCAAGCACAGCAAGCCATGGGTGACCGGGGTTCTTTTATATTTAATGATAATTTAGCAAAATCAATTGAGTATACCGGGTCAATACTTATTGATTTAATCCCCAAGGTTTACGACACGCCGCGAATCGTGCGAATTATGAATATTGACGGCACAACCAAGCAGGTACAAGTTAATGCCCAGGCCGTTAATGACTTTAACGAAACAATAAGAGACGAGCAGTCTGGGAAAGATGTTATCGTTAATGATTTAACAGTGGGTAAGTATGATGTCGTTATAGACACTGGGCCAGCTTATAGCACGCAACGACAAGAATCGGCTCAACAGCTTATTGATCTAGCCAATGGAAACCCGGTATTCTCACAAGTTGCGATGGATCTAATTGCTAAAAACTTAGATGTTATCGACAATGACGAGCTAACAAAGCGCGTTAGAAAGATGATGATCCAGCAGGGCACTATCGAGCCAACAGAAGAAGAGGCCAAAGATTACGGTCTTGACCAGAAGCCAGCTGTTGATCCGTCACAGCAAGCGATTGTAGATAATGCAAATATGCAGACAGAAAAGCTAATGAGCGATATTGAGATGCAAGAAGCCGAACAAGCGCGAAAGAATGCTGAGACTGAGCTAAAATTCAAGGAGCTTGAGGAGGATCGCGAGAAGTGGATGGACGAGTTTGCTATTAAGATTACAGAGCTTGAGCAGAAGGCAGGGGTGCAACTAGACAAGCAGATTGCAAACAATATAAAGACGGCTAATAATGATCAATAATTGCTTGTCAACTAAAAAGATTTTATAATAGATTAAGTTTTAACAGGTTTACGCTATACCTTAATTAGCGGCTGTTACTCATAGAGGCTTAAACGATGGAAAACGCTGCACAGGTAGATGAACTAGACGAAGCAATCAACTCTGAAATGAACGCGACTGAGCAAGAAGAAGCGGAAGTTTTAGAAGAAGTTGTCGAGGATGGTGAAGAAGCCATTTCCGAATCAGCACCGGAAGAAGTAGAAGAAGCTATTGAGCCTGATGAACCCGATAATGTTCAGAAGCGAATCAATAAAATTACGGCTGAAAAGTACGAAGAAAAACGCAAATCCGAAGCATTAGAGAAAGAGCTCGCAGCATTGAAAGCAAGCTCGGCTAATGCGCAAAGCTCAGAACCAAAGCTTGAAGATTTTGATTATGACGACGAAAAGTATCAAGAAGCCGTCATTGATTACAAACTAGAGCAGCGGCAAAAGGCTTTTGATGATAAACGTAAGAGCGAAATTTTAGAGCAGCAGCAAAAAGAAATCATATCTAGTTATAATTCCAAAGTAGCAGAGCTTAAAACCACTGCTAAGGATTATGATGAAGTGATTACATCTTTACCTGATATGCCTAATGAGACGCTTAACGCTATTATCTCGCTAGAAGACGGGCCAAGCGTGGCATATTATCTAGGCAAGCATTTAGACGTTGCTTATGAAGTGTCGCAACTTAGCCCGATGATGGCGGCAATGCGGATAGGCGAAATTCGAACGACCTTAAAAGCCAGCAAGAAAAAAACAACTAAACCCAGTGCAGCGCCTGATCCGGTTGAAACTATTTCTAGCGGCAGTTCATCAAATAAAGATCTTAGTGAAATGTCAATGGACGAGATTTACAACCTGTAAAGGCCATGGAGATTTAAAAAATGGCTAACAATTTCAAAAACACGAGCCTTGTTACCAAGATTGCGGTTAAAGAGTTCCTAAACGCGTTGGTGATGGGCCAAAAAGTTGACCGTCAGCTTGACAGTCAGTTTCAAAAAGTAGGCGCTTCAATTCAGGTTCGCCGCCCCGTCATGTTCGAGGCATCTTCCGGTGCTACGCTTGGCGCAGCGACCGATATCGAAGAGCGAGCCGTTACAGTAACCCTTGATCAGCGTCAAAAAGTACATTTTGAGGTAACTTCTCAAGACATGACTTTGAGCGTTGAAGATATGACCAACCGTCTGATTCGTCCGGCTATGGAAGAATTGGCCCAAAAAGTTGAAACCGATTTAGCGGGTGTTTATAAGAACATTGCTAACTTCTCAGGGACTCCCGGCACAACGCCTACGACTTTCTTAGCCGTTGCGCAAAGTGGCGCAGTCTTAAGCAAGATCGGAACCCCGATGGCAGACCGTAGTTTGTTTGTTAATGCCGACGCGGCTGTTGCTCTAGCTGATGGCTTGAAAACCGTTTTCCCTGAAAGCATTGCGCGCAAAGCAATCGAAGAAGCCAGCGTTGGCCGATATGGCCGCTTTGACATCTTTGAATCAAACAGCGTAGCAACGCATACGGTTGGCGTAGCAAGTGGTACTCCGCTTGTTGATGGCGCAGGACAAGACACCACTTACGCAGCAGCGGGCGATTCTTGGTCACAGACGCTTAACACTGATGGCTGGACAGCTGCAACTGCGGATATTTTGCTAGCAGGCGATGTATTCACTATTGCTGGCGTCAACTCTGTTAACCGCCGCACTCGCGTTGATACCGGCTCTTTGCAGACCTTTGTTGCTATCGCAGATGCAAGCGCAGGCGCAACGACCGGCCCTGCTTCTGTAACAATTTCTCCACCCATTATTACTTCTGGCCCATACCAGACTGTAACCAAAGCCCCTGCGGATAACGCCGCTATTACTGTGAAGACGGGCACGGGTGGTGCTTCTTATCCTCAAAACCTAGGATTTCACAAAAACGCTATTACTTTAGCGATGGCCCCTTTAGATATGCCAGACGATGGTGCTAGCGCATCTCGCGAAAGCTTCAAAGGAATCTCAATTCGTGCAGTACGCCAGTACGATATTACGAACGATAAGACTGTTTTCCGGTTCGATATTCTTTACGGTATCAAAGCTCAGAATTCAGACTTTGCGGTTCGATTGACTGGCTAAACAGCAAAGGGGCTTCGGCCCCTTATTTTTGGAGCGCTTATGTCATTTAAAATGTGGGTTTATCACGAAAAAGAAGCCCCTAAAATAATTAATGATTCAGATCTAGAAGGTTTAAAAAACGACGGATGGCGAGACAGCCCGGCCGCGTTTATGGATTTATCAGCCGTTGGAGTTAACAAAGAAAAGATTGCCAACGGTGACGAGGAAGAGGAAGTAAAGGCACAGCAGGCATTGGATGCTGTTCAGGGCGTTGTAGAGTCAATTAACGGGGCTTTAAATATCAGCAAAATGACAAAAGAAGAGCTTGAGCAATACGCCAAAGATCATTTTAGTGTAGACATTGATCGCCGAAGAAGCTTGAAAAAGCTTAGAGTAGAAGTTAAAAATCTGACAGAGTAAAAAACATGAAAACTGGCGCTTATGTAATCAACCGATCACTATCTAAATTGGGTATAAAAGCCGCCGAATCAGATATTGAAGCGAGCGAGCTAGCAGACGGGTTAGATTGTCTGAACGATATGCTATCTTCTTGGGAACCTATTCATAAGCTGGGTTTTGTTCGGTTATCCGCTGCCAGTGAAAACCTTCGCGTTCCAGATCATGCGCTTGCGTCGATTATTAGTTCATTAGCTGTTTATCAAGCGACAGAGTACGGGGTCACCATATCGCCCGCGCTAGCCGCTGAGGCCATGAACGCAAAGGTAGACATGGAAAACGTATTATTTAAAACAATCACCGTTGATTATCCTGACTCTTTGCCGATGGGTAGCGGCAGCCGATCTTCTTCTTACGGAACACTGGAAGACTCGTTTTTTCCATCCAACACTAAGGTGAACTTCTAATGCGGACTGACGTAGAAGTTCCGATTGCTGACGGCTTCTACGAGGACGCCAGCAAGCCAGTAGCTTCTCAGCAGTGTGTTAATTGGGTTCCGTCTGTTCCGGACGGTGACGGGCTTTCAGTGGCGCAACTAAAACGAACGGCTGGGATATCAGAATTTACAACCAACGGAAATAAAATTTGCCGTGGTCTGCATGTAATGGACTCAATACCTTACGCTGTAAACGGCAACAACCTATACAAAATAAACAGCAACGGAACTAGCACAAACTTAGGCGCTATCTCTGGACAAGGACGCGTAAGCATTGCAGATAACGGTTTGCAGCTTTGTATTGTAGTCCCTGATTTAACCGGATATATCTATGTAGAGTCGACAGCAACGCTAACAGAAATAACCGACACTGATTATTTTAGCCTAGGGCCGTCAAAGCAGGTGGCATACAAAGACGGCTATTTTATCCATATATCTAAAGCTAAGGTCTTTAACTCCGCATTAAACGACGGCTTAACCTACGGGGCCTTGGACTTCGGAACGGCTGAGGCAGATCCTGACGATAACGTTGCTATCCACGTTAACCGAAATGTTTTATATCTAGCAGGAAACGAGACAATCGAGTCTTTTCAGAATATCGGCGGCTCTGGCTTTCCGTTCCAGCGTGTGCCAGGCGCGCTAATACAGAAAGGCGTCAAAGCTAAGTTTTCAGTTATAGATTTTGACAACTCGTTTATATTTTTGGGCGGTGGAGTGAACGAACAGCCGGCAATATGGAGGTTTACCGGATCTAGCGCGGTCAAGATCTCAACTCAAGCTATAGACAATGAGATCAGCAAGTACTCAGACGAGCAATTGCAAAAGGTTTTCACAACAACGCACGCTATAAATGGTGGGTTTTTTGCCTGTTTTCATTTTGATGAAGATTCTTTTGTATATGATGCGACTGCATCCGCAGCATTTGGCCGATCAATCTGGCACGAAAGAGCCTCAAGAGACTTAACTGGAAGCAGAACGCCGTGGCGTGTTAACGCTATAGCGAAGGCTTACGGAAAGCTTCTTGTTGGCGATTCGCTAAGCTCAAGAATAGGTAGTTTATCCCAAAGCACAAAAACAGAGTACGGCACGCTGATTAATCGTGATGTTGTCAGCGGTACGCTTCAAGCAGGCGGTAACCCGTTTGTTGTTACTGAAATAGAAGTAACAACTGAGTCCGGCGTAGGCAATAGCGTAGACCCTAGTCAAAATCCTATGATTGTATTGTCAAAATCAGTAGACGGTGGAAAGACATACGGAAACGAGCTGTCAAGATCAATCGGCAAAATTGGCGAATACAATAAGCGGCAGATATGGAGAAAGCTAGGCGGGGCGAGGCGGTTTTGCAGCTTCAAGCTTTCCGTGTCTGGGGAGGTTGACGCGGTTATTATAAAAATGACAGCTAAAATAGACGTGGGGGCTTAATGGCTATCAATGAGCAGATAGTGCCGATGGATAGAATTAGCGCAGTGACGATGCTGGACGCCTACGGCAATCCCGTGATGACGCTAAGGTTCTCTTCGTTTCTCGACGCAATAACAGCGCAAGTTAATCAGAGCATTCCGCTAACAGGCTCAGGGACGCCCGAATCAAGTGTTGCAGCTCAGCCGTTTAAGCTATATTTTGATACAGCAGCGGCGGCAGGCTCAAACTTGTATATCAAGAAAACAGGCGCAGGGGATACAGGTTGGCAGCTAACTTAACAATCAGGCAAACGGATAACGTAGCGGAAATATGCGAGATACTAAGACATCCGGCTATTTATGAAAGCGGTAGGGATGACCTAACGCCAAAAATTGAGGATCTACAACCGCCAATGGATTTGGGGTGGCTTTACTTCGGGGGGTATGTTGAAGGAAAGATTGCTGCGCTGTTTGTTCTTCATCCCAGCGGCGACACTTACAAATGCCATTTTCTTGTGCTTCCTGAATATAGGATAAAATACGCCAAAGAATTCGCAACAAAAGTTTTAGAGGTGGCAGTGATAGGCGATATAAACGAGATAGAAGTGGATGTATCGGTTACGCTGCCAAAAATAGTCAACTTCGCAAAATGGCGCGGGTTCGATGAAGTTGGTATAATAAACAATGGATGCTGCAAAGATGGCGTCTATAGCGATATTAAGATATTGAGGTGGGAAAGATGGCCGTAGGTGCAGCAATTGCAGGGGTGGCTGGTTCGGTTTTATCAAGCAGAGCCGCGTCCAAATCTTCAAAAAGTGCTGCTAGTGCGCAGCGAGAAGGGTCAGCGGCTGCTATTGCAGAAGATCGCAGACAGTTTAATATTACTCAAAAGAACTTTGCGCCGCGTATAGCCGCGGGCGACAATGCTTTAGGAGTACAGCAGGCTTTGCTAGGTCTATCTGGCGCAGATGCGCAATCCCTTGCAATGAATGACTTCCAAGAGTCTCCCGGGCAGAGGTTTTTAAGAGACCGACAAGAGAAAGCGCTAGTCAGAAACTCGGCGGCTATCGGTGGACTAGGCGGCGGAAACATTAGAACGGCCTTGCAAGAACAAGCGGCTGGTATTGCGTCAACAGACTTGAATAACTATATCAATCAAATTTCAGCAGTTTCAGGCTCTGGACAAACTGCAACCTCTAATTTAGCACAGCTTGGGGCGAGCTCAGCAGCAAATATAGGCAACGCACAGATCGCAGGCGGTCGAGCGCAAGCATCCGGAATAATAGGCGCCGGACAAGCTAAAGCGGGGTTATATAGCAGCCTTGGCAATATTGGTGCAAATTACGCTCTTAACTCTTGATTGCTGAAATAAAGGATAGTTGATGATATGCCTACATTAGAGAACACAAATTTCGGCGCAATGGTTTCAAACGCCGGAGATCAGTTTGCCAACGCCCTTGATTTGAGAGATCGGCTCGGGGCTAACGCGCTTAATCGGCAAATGGCGCAAGTGCAGCTAGACCAGCAAAAGTCTTTGCTTCTCGGTCAGCAGCAAGAACAGGAACTAAGGCAAAAAGCTTTTCCATCTCAAGATGTAGGTGCTATAACGCCAGAATCCTATGCCGCACAAAAGGCAGCGTATGCTGACTACGCGGTACAATATCCCGAAAAATTCAAAGAGGTCCAGGAAGGTCTAGGGTTAATTACTCAGCAACAGAAAGACCAAGCCGCAGACTTCGCTTTCAAAGCAGCTAATGCAGCACCAGACGCTAGAGCATCTTTGATTAATGAACGAGTTTCTATGCTGAAAAGCCAAGGACGCGACCCTAGCGACACAGAAGCATTGCTAAACATGCAGCCAGACGAGCAAACACAGGCTTTGCAAGTTGCAGAAATTGCGGCGCTTAACCCTGAGAAGCGAATAGAGATTGCTAATAAAAATAAGGAATCTAAAAAAGGGTTCAGTTTATCGCAAGGACAGCAGAGGTTTGATGCAGACGGAAACGTGATAGCCGCGATAGGTGCAAAAAAGGAGGCGTTCACTCTCGCACCTGGTGAGCAGCGTATAGTCGATGGCAAAGTTGTAGCCACAGGCGCGCAGCCAGCCCTGATAGAAATTCCTACGCCGCTACTTCAAGGGTTGGAGCCGGTCGTAGCAGAAAAAGGATCTGCGGCATACACAGCCGCAGGCGGTGGTAAAGACGGGATAGCAGCATATACTAAGGTGGTTGATAAGGCAGGAGAGCAAGCAAGACGCGCTGCGTCCCCTGAGATTATTGCAAGCTCGTTCCCCGGGGCCACGCCAGCAGAGACAACTCAACTACAGGCAGCAATGGATGCAGCTAAAACGTCTGAATCGGGGTTAAAGTCAGCAGAGAAGGTAAGAGCCGAACAGCGACGCACTAAAAAAGCGAAAGTTTTTCAAGAAAAAACGATTACTTTGCTAGATAGAATATTAGCAAACCCTCAGCTTGGCGACGTGATAGGCTCTATTGAAGGGAAAATAGATATGCGCTTATTCTCGGATGCGGAGGCAGAATTGATAGCTGACATTGAAGAGGCTGGTAATATTTTAACAGCAGACAACCTAGACTTAATGACTGGCGTATTAAGTGAAACGGATATTAAAATAATCAAAAACCTGTCTGGTGGCGCGCTCAATAGAGTGAGGTCAGAAGATAGGTTTTTGTCAGATGTCACAAAACTTAGAAACGGGCTTTCTTCGCAGATGGTGCGGACGATTGACGAAGAGGAGCAAGATAGCGTTCCAGAAGGTATGACAGATAACGGTGATGGTACGTTTACGCTTCCGTCTGGCCAAATAGTGAGACGCAAATAATGGCAATCCCAGAAGGCTTTGAGCTAGTTAATGAAATCCCAGAAGGCTTTGAAGCTGTAGATCCTGAAATCTTTGGAGCGTCTGTTATTGAGCCTGCTAGAGCCATTGGTTCTGGAGTCGGGCGCACTATCGCGGGCGGGCTGGGTGGCATAGCGCAGTCTTTAGATCCACTAGCAGAAGAGGGGGCTGGCGCTAGAGTCGTTGAAGACATGCAAGCCGGTGCGTTTCAGCCAGAGACGAAAGCTGGTCAGGAAGGCATGGCAACGCTTGCTATGCTAATAGAAAAAGGCGCTGATATTGTAAACGTGCCACTTTCTGGGATAGGCGGAATTTTAGAGCTTGTCAGCGGGCAAGGCATAGATCAAGCCGTAGAGACAATCAACGAAGTACAAAAAAACGGCCTATCTAAAACAATGGGCGGGCGTGTGTTTGAAGAAACCGGAAGCCCGTTAGCCGCTACAATTGCAGAGACAGCACCGGATGCGTTGGCGTCAGTTATCGGATTTAAAGGCGCAAAGTTGCTACCTAAGCCTACGGCGCCTGCCCTCCCCTCTGCAAAGTTTGGAAAAGAACTAGCAGAAGGCGTTTTTAAATATCAGTCACCCGCAAAACAAAGAATAGCTAAACTCATAAAGTCAGGGTCTACGGATGCAGAAACTGCCGGGTTTAAGCTTTCTTCTGAGGGCGCTAAGTCAGCAGGAAAGCAGACTAAATTGAAGAAATACCTCGACATTGGAGGGCCAAAGATACAAGCAGACGCAGCAGCTCGCGAGACAATAAAGCAAGGGTTTGATGAAGGGGTTATTGCAGCGGTTAAAGGATCCTCACCTTCAGATAAAGTTAAGTTTCTTAAAATGGTTGACATCATGGAGAGGGGCAAGAAAAACGCCTTGTTTGCTGCAAATAATCGGCCGAGCGAC